TGCAAGGGGGATACCAGGGTATTCTTATACCAACTCACCAGAAAATCACTAAAAAAGAGTGTTAACTTATCCATGGGCTATATCTATGGGGTTTATTCTATTAATACTCCCGACTATACCTTAGGGATACCCTAGGGATACCTTAGGGGGTACCCTAGTACTACTTGTACGTTTCCCTGTAATATATATATAAACCCCCCCGTCATACCTATAGGTATATTATACACCTGTTTTAGCATTCTGTCAAGGGTTATCTTATGACAAATTGTCGCACCTATTAAAATAGTTAAAATATAGCTTGACAAAAGTCATAATCGTGTGTATAATAGAATCAAGTGCACATTAAAAGGACACACACTAACTACGCATACAACATGCACAAGAGGTCATCACTAATCTGCACTTATAAATTTAGGGGATTCCCTAGGGTTCCCTTATTTACATTATTAAAAGGAATTTAAATTATGGCAGTACCAATACTATACGGACTTGTGATGGGGGGAATAAGAATCCTTCCGTATGCAGTTCGCTACGGTAAGGATATCGTACGGATTGGCTACAAGGTTATAGTTAGTGGAAAGGAATTAAAGCTGGCTCAAAAGATTTTTGGTAGCAAAAATGTTATTAAAAATATTACTGACCTTGGAAGATTTTCCACAAGGGCTGAAAAGTTTTCACCTATTAAATCTAAACAGATTATAAATCTCGGTAAGGGTGGAACTGAAATTGGTAAAAATATTTCTACTGTCGCAGATAAGGCTGCCAATCAGGTTAGTAAATTTATTATAAATTCTCCAACTAGAACAATTGGAGGTACTGAAGTTGCTGCACCTATTAGAAGTCTCTTTGGTCAAAATATAAAACTTTCAAGTCAAACTTTAAAGAATATTAAACTAGCAGAAGCAGGCCCCTCTACGGCTTTAGGTAAGGAACTTATTAAGGCTCCTGCAAAACCAACATCAGCCTGGCTTAAAACAGCAACACAAAAAACTACAGTTCGTCCAGTAAAAGAGATTGCTAAAAAAGTACAGGAGTTTAAAGCTGCTATACCAAGAAAGGAGTTAATCCCAACTAGAGTTTTACCTACAGAAAGACCCTGGTATGTAGCTGTTATTCCTAAATTTTTAAGACCTAGTAAATTATTGACAAGAACAGAATTCAGGGCAACTAAAAAGGCATCAACAGGGCAACCCTTAACTGAAACGCTTTATAAGACAGTTGAGAAATTAAAATATCCTAAGACAACAGGGGCGGTAGCAGCAGCTACAACAGCTGCACCTTTTATAGCACCAGCTTTCATGCCTGGAGAGAAACCAGAAGGAGAGCCAGTTAAAAATTTAGACTTTGAGGCTCTTTTTGGTGGGACAACAGGACCTTTAAAATATAAACAACTAAAAATTCCAGGATCAGTTGGAATTCATGATGTTGACTAGTAATCAAAGAATAAAAGATATTCCCTTCAGGGAAATAATGGAAATTGTAAATGCAAAGCATGGATTCTACTATAATCAAGACTCCAAAAAAAAGCTTGACCGCTTCACAGGAAAAGTTTCTAGACGCATTGTTCGGGGAAGCCAAAGGCATTCCAAAAAAGGCTGGGGAGCTAGCAGGATATTCCGAGCATTCGTACCCAAAGGTTCTTAGGAACCTAAAATCAGAAATTGTATCCCGTGCAGAAAGTTATTTAGCAACTCATTCAGCAAAGGCAGCTACCAAGATGGTGGACATGCTTGACGAGGATGGAACAACACCTCATGCTAATATTAGAATGGAAGCAGCTAAACAGATACTAGACAGAATTGGAATTGCCAAGAAAGAAAAGATTGATATCAACATGAAGGCAGTTCATGGATTATTTATACTGCCTGCAAAGGATAAAATTAGAAAAGTAATTGATGAAAATAAGGAAGTTAGCTAGAGTTATTCCCTTTGGATTTAAATCCAGTGAAAATAAGGGACTTCTAGAATCAGTTCCTTCAGAAATAGAAGCTTTAGATAAAGCTAAGAAATATTTAGAAACATGTTCATACCGAGAAGTTGCAGAATGGCTGCACAGAAAAACAGGAAGATATATCTCCCATGTCGGACTTAGAAAAAGAATTAACAGTAGTACAGCCACCAAAGCCGAAGAGGAAAGCCAAGACGAAAGCCAGGAAGTCGGTTCAGGAGATTCTCAGTAGGTCTAGGCAGAAAGTTGCAACTGCAGAACAAAGTTTAAGATCAGCAAAGAGATCCGCAGATTCCCTAAAGGGAAAATATAAAACAATTAATGCGGCTTTAAATGGAAAAGAAACTCAGATTATAGAACAAAATATAATTGATACAGCTTCTTCTAGTGTAAAGCAACATATTGCAAAACAAGATGTTGTCTTTCAACCTAACACAGGACCACAGACAGAGTTTCTAGCCTCAGCAGAACGGGAGGTTTTTTATGGGGGAGCACGGGGAGGAGGCAAGTCCTATGCGATGTTGGTTGATCCTTTACGATACTGCCACAAAGAATCACATAGAGCACTTCTTCTCAGAAGGACAATGCCTGAGTTACGGGATTTAATTAATCATTCCCAACGGTTATACTCAAAGGCATATCCAGGAGCTAAATGGAGAGAGCAAGAAAAAGAGTGGAGATTCCCTTCAGGAGCAAAGATAGAGTTCGGGTACGCAGAGAACATGACAGACGCTTTACGTTACCAAGGGCAATCTTACACATGGATAGGCGTAGACGAACTACCACAATATCCTTCGCCAGATATATATAATTTTTTAAGATCATCTTTACGATCAGTCGATACAGAGATTCCTGTTTATATGAGATCTACAGGTAATCCAGGAAACATTGGTTCACAATGGGTACGGGAGATGTTCGTGGATCCTGCTGTGCCAAATACAGCCTTTGATATTAATATTGATACACCAGGTGGCCTAAAGGTAATTACACGAAGATTTATTCCTGCAAAACTTCAGGATAATCCCTATTTAACTCAGACAGAGGATTATTATATTATGCTGGCTTCATTACCTGAAGTACAGCGTAAACAATTTTTAGATGGAGACTGGGATGCATTTGAAGATTCTTCATTTCCTGAATTTAATAAGTCGGTACATGTTGTCGATCCTTTTGAAGTTCCTAAAGGTTGGCAGAAATTTCGTGCTGCAGACTGGGGTTATGCTTCTCCTGCTTGTTGCTTATGGTTTGCTATTGATTATGATAATCATCTTTGGATTTATAGGGAACTTTACACAAAGAAAATAACAGCAGATGTATTTGCACGAAAAGTATTGATGTTAGAAAAGGATGAGTATATTCGTTATGGAGTTTTAGATTCTAGTACTTGGTCAAGACGTGGAGACATAGGACCTAGTATTGCAGAGACAATGATTCAGGTAGGTTGCCAGTGGCGACCTTCGGATAGAACACCAAGAAGTCGTATAAGTGGAAAACTAGAAATTCATAAACGGTTGAAACTTAGCGATGATAAAAAGAAAGAGCCAGGTTTAAGATTCTTTTCTACATGCAGAAATTTAATAAGAACTTTTCCTCTTTTACCCCTAGATGAAAATAATCCTGAGGATATAAATACGGATGCAGAAGATCATGCTTATGATGCTTTACGATATGGATGCATGAGTCGTCCTATGCATACAAAATATGCAGAGAGATTTAAGCGTCCTATAAAACCTATGCAGGAAATGTCAGATAGAATATTTGGGTATTGATAAAGGTGTCAAAAAAACGAATAAAAAAACTTCCTGAAATTAACCATAAAAATTTTCCCTATGATCTTGTTTTAATAACATGGGAAGATATAGTATCGTGCTCTGAATGGTCATATATTTCAGAAATAAAAAAATCCAAAACAGCTGTTTGCAGTAGTGTTGGATGGTTAATTGAAAGGAATAATACTACGACAGTTGTTATGGCAGATTTAAGTTTTGAAGAAAATAAAGAAATTAAACAAGGAGGATCATATACTACGATACCAACTAAAAATATAATATCAATAAAAAAAATAAAACTATAAAACTGGAGAACCCATGGCAAAAAAGAAAAAGAAAAATAGAACAATTCAAGATGTCATTGAAGATATCCGAGATCTACATGAAGAAGAAGATAACTTATTAATAGAACTCGAAGAGAAAACAGATGATTCTGATCTTGATGAAGGAGAATACTAATGGAAACTAAATTTGATCCAAAT